CGCCATGGCCAGCGGGGCCACTGGGGTAACCTTGACTTCCAGCCCGTTGACCCGCAGCGGCATGTCGATCAGGCCACGCTCATCCATGACTTCCAAGATCTTGGCCGTGACGGGGATCATGGTTTCGTTGATCAAGCGGCCAAAGGCAGATCCAAGGTTCTGGGCCAACTCCTTCATGCGCTCGACGATCTCGGTGGCCGAGCGTGCGCTCAAGTTGTCAGGTGGCAGCGACTCATCCAGCAAGATCCGCTTGATACTTTGTGTCATGTCGTTGATCACTAGCTGGGACACGTTGAAGTCGCCAGAGCGGGGCAGGGCCAGCAGGGCAGGGCCTTGTGAGCCGCCATTGCGAGCCACTGGGATGATGGCTCCCGGCACAATCTTGACAGTGTTGGGGTTAAGCACACCATCATCTGCGGCGGTGTAGACACCAGCCACGGCCAGCGATGCGTTCTTGAGCAGCAACTCTTTGACCTTGTTCAGCGTCTTGATGTCGGGCAGGGCAGTCATCAATGGGCCACGGCCATAGATCTCGCCAGCCACCTTCATGTACCGGCTGATCACCCACGGGCTCATCTTGCGGCGGCGGTAAACAATCTCCGTCTTAGATACCTTGTCGATAACGTGGTAACAGTAGTCGCCACGCTTGTGGTCATAGATCGTGGCCTCAAGCAACTCAATATCATCAGTCGGCTTGTTCTCTATGCGGCGCTTTAGATCGTCTGATATATCCGCGTCTGGCCACTGGCGCTGGATGGACTCACCCTTCATGCGCATGCGGCGGTAGACATTGTCCACTTGGCCGTTGGCACCTTCCTCGTAGCTCACCAAGAACAGGGGCACGGGGATGAAGTTAAGTGGCTGCACATCGTCGCCGGGCTGCACCATCATGCAAGCGGTGCCAACGGCCAAGTCCAAAAGAAACTCACCCATGGCGATGTCAAAGTTGGACTGGTTCAGCATGGTGAACATCTTGTCTTGGTAGACCTCAAGCACTGCTTGGGCTTGCTGCTTGCGATCCTCTGGGATATCGCTGCCGGCCTCAAGCTTTGCCCACTTACGCTGGGGCGGGAACACCACAGACTGCAACCTGTTGGCAAAGCGCTGAGTAGAGTTGATGGCGGTTGAGTCAAAGACGCGCTGCATCTTCTTGCTGCCTGTAGCGCCACCTTCCCACACACCGTATAGCTGGCGCTGGGGCAGGGCAAACTCGTAGGCATCTTGGTAAAGCTGCTGGAATTCGTCTTTCTTGGATTGCGCGGCCACCTGCCGCTTGAGGATTTGCTCTGGTGTCAGACGCATGCCGCCCGGTGTTGTTTTGTCGTATTCCATCATCAATCCTTTTGCAATTCGTACTTCTCCAGCAGGTTGCGACCCTTTGCTGCCAGCCTTGAAGCTGCGCCAGCTGTGCGCGGCACCGACTCACCCCAAGCATTTGCTGCCAGCGCCAGCCGGGTTGGCTTGCCCTTGTCATCCACCATCGGCCCGCTTGGATTGGTGTAGAAGCGGGTCAGGAAAGATCCCTTTCGACGCAGCGCTTGGCCTGCTGGGCTCTTGTCTTTGACACCCGGCTGTAGGTTTTTGCTTTCACCAGAGCTTTCAAACTTGCGCCTTCCGGCTTCAGTCAGACCACCCTCTGGATCTTTGTATTTGCTCACTTCTTGTCTCGCGCCGCAGCCATGTTGTCGATCAAGTTGGGGTAAGGGCGGCCTGCTTTGGCGGCACGGCGCATGGCGCTGCGCTTGTCTTGAGAAGACAGCTCTTTTGGCTTGCCAAGATCTTTAGGCCGTGGCTTGTCCCAGACTTCTTTCATTTCTTTTTGCTCATTGCGTTGGTGGCGGTGCGTTGACCGCGCACTGGCATGGGCTTGCTGGCTGGTTGTGAGCTGCCTTTGTTTTAGTATTCGCGCATCTTCTTTGTTGCTTGCTCTTGCATTTTCTTGTTCATCATGTCTGTCTCTCCTTTGAAAGTAATGGTCTATTCATCTTGCGAGACACGGCACCCAACTTAGATGCGCGGCGCTCGCCGACCTCACGCTTAAATGTGTCTTCTGCTGCGGTCTTCTTGGCAGCAAACTGTGTCGTGTCAAATTCACCAATCTCTGGTGCCTCTGGCTTTACGCCCGCAAATGCGGCGGGCTTATCTGGTGCAGTTGGGGCCTTGCCTTCTGGCAGCGGTCTAAACAAGTAATCGTTTGTGCCACGACGACCAGCTTCATCTGGGCCTAAGACCTCCGCAAACCCAAATTTATTAGGATTTGTAAATAGCTCTTGGCTATACGGTGTAACTACCCCAGTAAATGGGTTGGTAAATTTATACTCATAAACTCTTTGACCGCCTCTTTTAACTAATTCCCTTGTGACTTTTGAAAACTTGTCTTTTGATCCAGACGCAATTTCACCCAATTGCTTTAGATATGTTTCGCTGTTTTTTTGATATTCACTGAGCGCCGTTTTGTATGGTGTAGCCACATTTGAGGTGTAGTCAGCGAGGTCTTTCCCGTACTTTGCCGAGGCCTCTTCAAACGGCTTCATCTTTGCAGCACTCTCAGCTTGATAGCCAGTGAACGCTGTTTGGTAATCGCCAGTCAGCGTATCGATGTTGGATTTGTACTGCTTGGCCAGCCGGTCAATGTCAGATGTACTGCGCCGTGCGATCTGGCGCTGTTTGAATTGGGGTAGGGTTGCCATCAGTTCAACCCCATCCCGCTACCATTCAAGGTTGTGGCCACACCAAGCTCTGCATCCATGCGCTCACCTGAGAGCAGCGACCTGCGCCCACCACGGGTGCGAGCTTTGAGCGCAGATGCTTCGGCTGCTGCGGCCTTGCGGCGCTCTTCGTCAGCAGCGGCTTGCACTTCTTTGGCCTTCTTCTCCATCTCCAACTTGTTGCTGGCGTATTGAGATTGAGAAGTCTCAAACTGCTGGCGAGCCAGTTCTGCTTGCTGCTCAAGGGACGCGCCTTGCTTGGCGTACTCGGCAGTCTGCTTGGACAACTCAAGACGCATGGCCGCTTGGTCGGCTTGCTGCTGCAAAAGAGCTTTTGCTTGTTGGTTTTCAGCATCCCTGCGAGCCTTGCGACCCTCATTGGCTGTGTAGGCAGATCCTGCAAGAACGGCAAATGCAATTAACGCCATACCTAACTCCTTATTAAAACTTGATCAACTTTTTCAACATCTGTTTCATCAGTCGCGTGAATACAAAACCACACGCTGTTTGTCACCGCTGTTACCTCATGGCTTTTGCCGGCAGCAATGTTTATGCAGGCCGGCGCGTGATATTCAGTCTCAACTTCATCAACCGTCACAACCACCCAACCTTCAGCAAGAATGCTTATGTGGTCATAAACATGTTTGTGCTGCACCATGTAGTGATGCTGCGGCAGACTTATCTGCTTGGCATACAAGCCATCAGAAAAGTGGTGCTTGATCTCAGGCAATTGAATGTTGTCTGTACTCATATCAATAGATTCTATTGAACTTTGTACAAGGGGCAATTACTGTATATCGTGGCGATATATAACTCATGCAAACACATCAAAGTCGGTGCTGGCGCTGGACTGCCCCATGGGTCGGCCACCGAGCTGGTGGGTGCGGGTCATGCGGTTGTACTCACCGCCGCCAAGCATCAGGTAGCCAAAGGAGTCACCAATGTGTGAGTGCTCGTTCTTGTTTGGTGCGTCCCGAAAGCGCTCTTGGCCAGCCCCGACCGCCACCCGCTTGAAGTGGTAGCCACCGGCCAGCGCTTTGCGCAGCAGTTTGCACTCACGGTTGACAATAAGCCCCGGCTTGCCGGTGATCAGTCGTTGCATAGGTGCAGCCGAGGCCTCACGGCGCACCTTGAAGTCGTTGCTGGCCGTGGGTTGTGCTCGCAGCCCCAAGGTTTTGAGGTAATCAAAGGCTGTGACCTCATATATCGCATCTCTGGCCATGCCTGCTGGGTCGCCCCAGATCATTACTTGGTGATTGGGGTAGCGCTGGTTCAGTTCAGCCAGCAACTGGTGGCCAAAGCGCTCCAGTCCCATGTCAAAGGTCACGATTTCTTGGTGAATCAGCCACCTGCCGTTGGGCAAGCGCTGGCCAATGGTGGCCGCTGGGGTCAATCCAAAGTCAAGCCCGACCTGTATGGGCACATTGGGCTCAATTTCAGTCTCACCCGACATGGTTGAGTCCTCATACTCTGGCCAAACAGGCCTGCCTTCTTGCACATAGGTGTATTCGCCACCGGCATAGCAGCGAATCCAGTCCAGATTCTTGCCAAGCAGCATCTGCTGGTAGTAGCCGGGCGGCAGGTTGTGGATATTCTCGGCCTTGGGGTTGACCTTCCACCATTTACCACTTGCGAAAATGTGATCGTTGGCCTCTGGCATGTCGGGCAGGTTCTCAACGTCCACGAGCACCACACCGCCGGGCTGCTTGAAGAACTTCCACGCATAGGCACCAGTCATCTTCTCCTTTTCAGCCATCCTGTGCCACCAATGGTCATCATCCATGGGGTTGGTGTCCATCCAGATCCCGTGCCAAGTAGCCCCGCCATCGCGCTTGGTAGGGTATCGGCCAACCCGGTGGGTCAAGCCATCAATGACGGCCTTGGGCAGCTCACGCGCCTCATTAACCCAAGCGCCTGTGAGCTCCAAAGACAGCAACTTGCGCACATCCTTGGGCTGGTCCAGTGCCAGGAATATCACCTCGCAGTCAATGCCAGCTGCGCCCTCACGGGCAGGCAGCCGGATGTGGTGGGTGATAGGCGGTGTCCACAGCATGGGGCCAAAAGTCCCCTCTGGGAACAGATCCAGCCATGTCTTGATGGTCGTGGTTTTCAGCATGGGGTAGCTGTTTCTGACAATCGCCCACCTGCTGTACCTGACGTTGTCAATCGGGCTTGGCTTTTGTTGCACCGCCTTGATGAAGATCTTGGCCGCGCAGCCATAGCTCTTGCCCGACCCCACCGGCCCCATGATCCCTTGCACAAAGTTCTTGGACTGGATAAAGTCGTAGATCACCGGCGACTCGCTGAAGTCTAGGTTCAGGCCAGCCACCGGCACGGTCTTGTCGGACATCTCTTTGGTACGGCTCATCTTCTTGCTCCAGTTGTCTAATCTGCCTCTTGCGCCACATGGTTCTTGTCTTTCAGCTTGGACTCAATGGCTCGGACAAGTGGCAAAACCTCTGCCAAGTGTTTTTCTTGATCAACGCCAAAATCACCCCATGCAATTAACCTAATCTCATCATCTGTGAGCCCTACCCATGTGCGCTGTGGTGGGGTATAGGTCTGCCCACAGTTGTGGCATTGCACAACGCCGTTAAACGAATTCCACTTAATTGCGCTTGCATCCGTGTAGCCGCAACAAGGCAACTCCACAGGCTCTTGGCTTTCCCACTCTTTGATGGCTTGGCGCAAAATAACTTCAAGCTGGTCACAAACTGCTGGCGCATGAGGCTCAGTGAGCAACAGTTGATACATCTGTTTCAATACTTCAATCATGCTTCTCCCCGTGGCGCAACAACATTGATATCAATCACAGACGGCTTGTTTTCGTCATCAGGGTTGTCCAGCAGTCCACTTGCCTTGGCCAGCAACCTCAAGACACCCACCTTGTCATACAACTCAATGTCCAGCGTGGAGTACACATTGCCCTCAGAGTCCTTCTTGCTGTTGACCTTGATTGACTTGATCGCATGCAGCGCGTGCTCTGGTATATCGCTAGACCTCTTCACCGTCACGTTGCCAGCCTCATCCCACGACATGATGTCTGTCAGCTTGGTGTT